CAGCAGTTCCGCTAACAGGAGGATCATCCAGATTGACAGGAATCTCTTCTGATTCCAGGATGTCCATCTCTCTGAGATACGAATATATACGATCATGGACAGCATGTCCATTGTCAAATATCCTATGTGTTTGAGGGGCGAAAGAGTTTTCAACCTCAACCCCTCTAAACAGATATACCCAATACCTAGCACACTGATTTGTGTAACTAGGATGGAACCCGTCCACACGCTTTAACTCTGTTTTATTCCTTGTCCCTAAATAATCATCAATCGATTTCAACAACTTCTCTGATAAGTCGCCTGTGTCAACCTCTACAACAGCCTCTTTTTTAGGCTCAGTAGCGGGCTTCACTCTTAACTTGTCTAGACTCTTCATTAATTCATGCCTCCTTTGGCACTTAACTTCAACGTATTGATATTCTCTTCTAGCGCCTGGTACAGAGTTTTCCATATGTCATTTCTCAGTTTATCTGTTTCCGTCATACGAGAAGACCGTCGTTTATAGGCTTGTGATTTGACAATCATTTGCGTTCTATACGCTGCTAATATTGTAGCACATTTAGATGCCTGAATTCCTAGATAATCATTAGGATTCTCAATAATGTCACCAACAATCCGCATGACCTCTATGAATTCCTCAGCCTCACTCCCCATTGCCTCTCTAATATAATTTGTATCAACCACTATATCATTCATAATCAGTATCCTTTATTAGTTCCCTAAATAATGCCCACTCAATTATAGCAACCTTTGTATCGCTATCTTCACCCAAAACGACAGAAATGCAAGGATGCCTATACTGAGCATTAAAGGCATCTTTACACATCTTTTTCCAAGCAGTCCTTGTAAGGGTAAATGTTTTCTCATTATGTTTATAGTCAACAAGAAACTGCCCCAACTTAGCATCACCTTTCATCATTCCACGCCCAGAGTTCTTCACCCCCTGAGCGCCATCTTTCTTGATCTCTTCCTTCTCAGTACGCTTAGGCATTCATTAACTCTTTCAATTTAATCTTATCCTCTGACGACAGGTCTATAGCACCTAATCCGTTCCACTTCTTATCCTCAAAGTTAAACCAGGCTCCCCTTCTCTCAATATGGCCACTCTCTACAGCGGTATCAATGAGTTCCCTATCATAATCTATCGTTCCCTCCTGAGGAAGGATGTAGTAATGCCCAGACGAACCAATAGAAGGAATCTGTTTAGTCTTGTCAATAGTCCAGACAACCTTTTGACTAGTAATCATCTTTGAGTCGTCCCTCTCCATCTCTTTCGCTGAATAGGACAGAAACAGCCGGACGATGTTATGCATATTGTGATGAACCGAATTGCCCATCTTCGCTTTAAGCTGTGCATACAAACCGCTCAAATCAACAGTCTGATGCGCTATGAACAGCATTATATTTCTCTCTTTGTGTAAATGATGCACCAGTTTTTGCAAGAAGTAGCCCTGGGATCTAGCCTGCAGCCCCAACGCCTTACCGCCCTCTGCCTTGGCATAGAACTCTTCTTTAATAATGTTACTTAATGAATCAAACAGAAAAATGTGCTTCTCAACAGGATGCTCGAGGTATCCAATCAAATTCTTAATCAAATCCTCCACAACAGTGCCCTGCATCAAAACAATATCATCAGTATCAATACCACATTTTGCAGCATACTCGTCATTATACGAATACTCAGAATCAACCACAACTGGTCTATAACCCATCTTTTGGGCATTCGCCATCACATGATATGCCATAGTGGTTTTACCCGCTGACGGTGTTCCCCATAATAGATGGGTTGCGCCAGTATAAAACCCTCCGCCTAAAGCACGATTAAGCCCCATGCTTGGCGTAGGTATTACTTCTCTTTGTGGGACTTTATCGCCCCTTCTTTTATCAATTACTAACATTTATATTCTTCCTTTCAATATAATCTTCAATCTTAATCATAGAATTTGGCGTACTCAACTTGTATCCGTCAAGTTTAGCAATTCTAGTTCTTCGATCCGTAATGGCTTCTAACTTTGCAGCATACCACTGACCATTACTCAGCATGCTGGCAAAAGCACTATACAGATTCGGGAAAATTACAATTTTCGACATTGAATTCCCATCCCAACAATACATGTTGGCCATCTTAGTTCCCTTAGAGGTCTTAAACACCCTGTAGTCGAAACAGTACATCAGAGACTTTTCGTCACTAAACACACCCAGCCCATGACTATACAAATACTTATTGTAATGTTCTTTACCTTTATTCATTAACAATATGAAGTTATGCAAGTCTGTATCTTGATATTCAAAGGCATCACAATGCATGTGTATGCCTTTGTCACCAACTAATGCATAAACATAATCTCTACTGGATACTTCACAGTCCCTGTCCGCAAACAATGTTAGAGATCCTGTCTCATCCTCTAACTCGACTCTCATATTCCCAGGCCATTTCTTAGCAGCACGCACAACCCCTCTAACGATATGAAGCTCAGGATCTTTAACATCAAAATCTGCACAGTTCTCAACGAAATCCGTAAAAGCATCATTAAACGTCTGCCTTACCGGTAACCCAAGGATCGGAAGATAATACTTCTCATGCTCATACTCAGATACATGATGCACCGAAGCGAACGCCCCGACCTTATCTAGATTCTCTACAATGGTTTTATTCACAGCGCTCTTACGACACTTGCCGGTAAATTCCTCATAAGAAGAGAATGGGCGTTTATTCTTTATTTCCTCAATTGCCTTTTTGCCACAAGAAGCTACATTTGACAGGCCAAACCTAATCCCATACCCCTCTACGTAATCAGCGGTATCAATAGTAAAGTAATCATCAGATGTGTTTATGTCTGGGGGCATTACCTCAATGCCCATTCTTTTTGCTTCAAGAATATAAGCAGTTATCTTCTCTTTATTATTCTCATTAGATAGCATGCTCCACATGTACTCCAAAGGATAATAATACTTCAACCACATTGTTTGATAAGTAAGCATAGAATATGCAACAGCATGTGATTTATTAAACATATACAAAGAAGACAACTCAAAGTCATTCCATACCTTCTGCGACACACTTTTGCTAAGTTTCCCATTATTCAAGAACTTTTCTTTGAACTTATCAAACTCTCTAATATCACGTTTCTTTCCGATAATCTTACGAAGAGTATCTGCCTCAGACCATGAAAAGCCAGCAATCTCAACAGCAACTGCCATCAATTGCTCCTGAAACACCACTGTTCCGTATGTATCTTTGAGAATAGGTTCAACTGAATCATGAATATACTTCGGCTTAGCCGTTCCCTTCTTGCAAGCGATATACTCCTTACCCTGCGACAATAGGGCACCAGGCCTTACCAATGCATTACTAACAACGAGATCATTGAAATCAGAAATACCCATACGCTCAATAAGATTTGTATATGCCCCAGCCTCTGCCTGGAACACACCAGAAGTATTACCTGAATCGATTGCTTTATATATTTCAGGATCGTCCAGCTTCAGGGAATCCTCTTTAATGTCCACCCCGTGCAGTTCTTTAACTTTTTTAAGACAGTCAGATATGACAGAAACAGTCTTCAAACCTAAAATGTCAATCTTGATCAAGCCAATATCTTCAGCGTCAGTCATCTCAAAGGCGGACACAAGCGATCTGTCGCTTCCCCCGACCTCTTTGCGTGTCTCCACCGGACAGACCTCGCTGAGGGGCACAGAGGACACGACCATGCCCGCTGCGTGGATACCAGTATTACGTATGCGCCCCTCCAACTTCTCAGCAGTTTTAATGATGTCAGGATATTTCTGACAAAACAGTTTGCCCTTATCGTTGCTCTTCAACTCACCAAGAGTTTCAAATAATGGCGTAATACCATTAACATCTGCATACGGCAAAGCAAACACTCTGGACACATCTTTAATGACCGACTTTGCCTTGAACTCGCCATATGTTGAAATGGCAGCAACATTGTCGTATCCCCATCTTTCAATAAGATAGTCTTTAACCTCTTTACGTCTTTTATCCTCAAAATCCAAATCAATATCTGGATAATCGTTTCGTTCAGGATTTATGAAGCGAGCAAACAATAGGTCATACTTCAGGGGGTCTACAATTGTAATATCAAGAACATAAGCCAGCAAGGAACCTCCAACGGACCCTCGCCCAGTACCCCGACCTATACCGTTAGTGTCAGCCCACTTGATTAAGTCCCAAATGATTAAAAAATAATCAGAGAAATTCAATTCACTAATTATGCTTAACTCTTCCATCAGCCTTGCAAAATAATCTGGATTCTCGTCCAGACCCTTTTCGCCTAAAGTAAACATGGCTATCTCTTCTAAGTATTCATCAGAGTTAAGACTCTTCATATACTTAGGCAATAACGACTGCCTCGTCTGAACCTCTGCCGAACACTTTTCGGCTACCTCAACAGTGTTGGAAATAATTGAACTTTCCCCATAGCCGGCTTTATTGAACCATTCAGATATTTCTTCTGCATCAGCGACATACGGAGTTATGTCGTCAAATCTTAAAAATCTATTTGGATACATGACATTCAATTTGTCAGTAACCGACATGGATGGCATAGTTGCACAACTATGTTCTGTCGCATGCCTCAGAACCTCTGCATTGAATCCTGGGTATTGCGCAGCTGTCAGCAGAACCTCTTCACATCCTGCATCCTCTTTAGTAGGATAATGGCAGTCAGCGGTACCAACAACCTTTCGACCATACGCCTGCGCCAAATCAATAATACCATCATTGATCTCTTTAGGGTTCCAAGGCTGTATCTCAAAATAAAAATCGTCTTTGAATATTTCTATAAACTTTTCGGACAGTTTCGCTGCTCGACTTTCGTCACCGTTCTCTATTGCCTTGGCTATAGCACTACCACGACACCCCGACAATGCAACAACATCATCATCTACCAATGACGACAGTAGAGGGAAATCAATTCTGGGTTTATAGTAAAAATTATCAGCCCAGGCTGTTTCAGTTGCTTTAAATAACTTTGACAAACCCTCATTGTTTTTAGCAAGCAATATTAAATGGAATCTCTCCGCCTTCGCATCCATATCATCATTATTCACATCTGGAACAAAGTACGCCTCTATACCAAATATAGGCTTAACCCCATACTTCTTACAAGCGCTTTGAAACTTAAGAACCCCGCCCATTGTTCCGTGATCAGTGATTGCTGCTGCAGTCTGACCATTCTTAGAACTAATACGAGCGATATCCTCTGGCGTAGACATTCCATCCAGAAGGCTGTACTCAGAATGACAATGCAAATGTACGAAATCATTCATTACTTCTGCCACACTTTCAATAGATGCCTCAACTCGACAGGAGAGATAATTACTGTCCTAACGCCTCCTTCACTGAGTAGATCAACAGCGTCCTCATGATGATACTTCGTCATCGCCCTTACTTCTTTGATTCCAGCATTAATGATCGTTCTGGCACAGAACACACACGGCGTCGTTGTAAGATACATCGTAGAATTTTTGGTTTTAGAGCCATTATGTGCAGCATGTAGTATTGCATTCAATTCAGCATGCACCGCCCTACACTTACGAAAGTCACGACCAGGCTCTCTGGTTAGACAGGAGATAGCGCAATGCTCAGTTCCTTTTGGAGAACCGTTATAGCCAGTAGACAAAATACCCATAGTTTCTGAGTCAACAATCACAGCACCAACAGCTCTAGACGGGCACGTTGACCTCTGGGAAACCACCTGTGCTATATTGAAGAAATACGAATCCCAGTCCGGTCGATTATCTGGATCATGCTTTGGTGGCTTCACTGTGGCCACGCAAACTCATAAAGATCAGATAAGTCATCAATCCTTATCATAGTCTCATCTTCCAAGTTATACTCCTGAGACATCAGTATCCCCATCCCAACTTCGTTTATTTCATTAACCACATCTGAACTGTCATCTACAAACACGTCCATTCCAAGTTTTTTATACAACTCGACCTTCTTTCCATTAGTTGCAAAGTGAACATCAGAATACATAAATCCCCACTCTTCCAACCATCTTCCAGTAACCAGTATAGCAGACTCTTTGGCCCTAGAAGTCACAAAATGAACCTCATGCCCTTTGCCGAACAAATCATTGACGACATGCCACGCAGTCCTTATTGGTTTCATATTCAACCAAAATGGACGCCCCTCAAGAACCGACTCATACTCATCCGGTAGATCATCATAGTACAGCACCAGTTCCCGATCACTTACATCAAGTTCTAAATCGTCAGCAAGACCTCTTGCGCCAGCAAGAAAATCACACACAACACCATCTATATCTAATCCATAGTTCATGTTAAATGCCACAGGGAGAGAGGCGACTGCCCCTCTCCCCTAGCAAACCTACTTTCTACCAGTCACTGGCAGGAGCGCTTGCACGCTCGCCAGTGGTCAGATAAGTCTCCTGCTCACTATAAGGAAGAGACATGTACATACCATTCAGATCATGCAACGCCAAGGCAGTAACTGCCTCAGGCTCGTCAGCAATCTCCAACGGGATAAGAGTATAGTTAGTGTCCGAAGCACCAGATCCAGTACGTGCATACTTGTAATACCGATCCGTAATGGTTCCAAACTCCTTAGCATACTCAATCAATGTAAGCCCAATGTGCCTCTGGTTGAATGTCGTATCCACAACCCTAGGCTCCCAATTTCCAGGCTCAACCTCAACTGCAACATTAATCAAAAGATGCGGACGAGGCTTCCACCTACCGTTAGAGGTAGCCTGTTCGGTACCCCAACAACGATACCCATGCTGCTCGCTCTGAGCAGTCGAAGCAATCTTCCACTTCCAATTGATTACCGACGTAACAACATTAGTTGTCATAGCCGTTCCAGCCTCAGAATCAAAGTTGGTAGAATCCTCAGTCAGTTCCTGACGGAACCTGATCTTAAAAGAATCACCATCTTTAAGGCTAAAATACTTCTTAGCACCACCGCCTGTAGACGATGCGCCAATCTGCTTTTCCATTTCTTGTAACGATGTAAACGTTTTCACTTTTTCTCCTTAGTTATTTTATAGTTTAATTTTACTGTTACTAACAGCGTCTGAAATCTCAGAAGCTGTCATGTCGCCGGGATCACCGCGCCCATCGGGACATTCTGCCCAACGCACACGCCGTCCACGGCATGACACCATTATATCATGTCCCATCACCTGTCCAGCCTCATCAGCGTCAGGAAATGCGATAATTTCATCAAAATACTTTCTGATCAGATTATACTGATTCTCTGAAATCTTAGAACCAAGTGTGGCTACAACATTTGGGAAGCCTGCCTGATGTATTTTAATTGCATCCAAACTTCCTTCTGTTATGACAACAGAGTCGTATTTCTTAGCGTTGCATAGATTGAACAACACCTTTGCGCGTTTAAATCCATTAGTATACAAGTATCTAGGCTCTTGATCTTTATCAATTGCCCTACCAATCATACCAACCAACTTATAACTCTCATCTCTAACCGGAATAACGACTCTTCTTTTCTTGTCTGAGAAGCAGACTTCAAAATATTCCAAGGTGTCTACCTCAAATCCCCTATCTGTCAGGGTAGACAGTTTATGGATATCTTTATCATAATCTATTGTCAGACCATCTATTGAAAGTTCTATATCCTCACTGGTATCCACTTTCTTATTTAATTTTATTCTCAGAAGATCAGGATTGACAACTTTGTTCTCTATCACATCCTCATTCAGTAATCTTCTATGTAGTTGCCTAAAGTTTCCCTTTGCACCGCATGATGGATTGAAACACTGCCATAGGCCAGTCTTAGTGTTGACATAACATGACGCACTGTCAGTATTCCTATGGAATGGACAGTAAATTGCAATCTCTTCTATTCCCTGTGCTTGCACATTTACGTTGGCTCTATCAAGAAGTTTCTGAATGTCGTCTAGCATTCTTGAAACACCAACTTAAAACTATACAGATCCTCCCCATGTATGTATTCCAGCATCAGTCTAGACTCGACCTGTCGGCCATTGTAGAATTCCTGACTTATCATGTCGCCAATCCAAGGCTTTAACCTATTTAGAGTATTGGGATTTTCAACTACCCCAGTAACCATTGGATTGTCTCCGTCAAACTCTAAGAATTCACTAATCTCATGGTATTCGCTCATGCTAGATCCCATTCCTCTTTCCAATCTCCCGTATCTAAATTCCAACGAAGATAAAAACCAAAATGAGTTGCACGCCTAACCTTTCTACTGACAACCTGAAATACATCAGAATTGTATTCCCTATGTATTGCTAACACTAAATCTGCATCGTAAGCCAACTGCTTAGACCAGGCAACCTCTTCCAACTCCGGTGGACGCTCAGAATGGCCATCCGACATAGTTACTGCAGCAACATCGATAATAGGAACAGAGTTCTTTACGGCCATCCTCTTAAACGCCTTAGAGAGATTCTTGGCTTTCTCAGTCTCATTTCTCGCACCACTGGCATCATCAAATAAACCATGATAGTCAAGAATAACCATATCCGGCTTATACTGATCTATTTTGGACTGCACCATATGCTGATCAGCGGTGTCCATGCCCTCTGTAGTGACGACATGAATAGGATGCTTACCTTCATACGTTTCCTTTGCCCAAGCTTTATACTTATCAACAATGCCTGGGTTTGCAGTTACCAAATCAGTATTAGAGAAATGACCTTCACCATTATTAAGCAATGTATCAATACGCTGAGACTCCTGTTGTTTATTCATCTCAAGTGAAATAACCAAAGGTGTGTATCCAGCACGCCAAGCATTAACTGCAAACAGACGCGCCACAAATGATTTACCTACACCAGTCCATCCAAGCAAAACAACAAAATCACCAGCCTGCCAGCCTCCGAAAATCTTATCCATAATCGAAATACCACTTGGCACACCGATAATATCCCTGTTTTTCTCCTTTGAACGAGCAAGAAGATCTTCAAATCTCTCTTCCCACTCATCAACCAAATTCGAGTCCTTCAATGAAGAACTGA